TAATCTCCTGGCACCGGATAAAGTCTTTGGCTATCCCAGCGCGGGGCATAACATCGTCATCAGCCTTAATAACCAACCTGCCTTTGGTTAATAGAGCCACAGCATGTCTAAGCCTATTTCCAGGGTCAGGAGAAGCATGGATGATATTCACAGGCAACTTGGTTTTAAACCCCTCTCGGCTGCAATCACATAGCCATACATCGGGCGTCTCTTTCAGCCATGCGGCAAGGATAGCCTCAAGGCTTTTTAATCGCCTGTATGTGACCACAACCACAGATATGTCCATCATCCTCTCCGACTTCTCACGTCCTGAGTGGTAAGCATTCCGCGCCTTTTTGCCACTTCCCGCTTTACAATTATGACTCGTTGATCCATCCGCTTTTTTTCCTCCAGCGCGGTAAACGAGGAATTGAGAAGCCCCTGACCATAGCCAACCTGTCTCCGAAGCTTCCGACTTGCCTGGAAATGCTCTATCACTGGATTAGGCTTATTCTTTCCTTTGTAATAATCGAAGATCAGCGTATATTCCCGAGGCATCCTGTAAACCTTAATCCCCACGCCCTTCCTGTTCAATTCATTTATCGCCAATCTCAAGCAATGCTGGTGTCTTACAGTCGGATGATTCCGGCCTATCTTATCCCATTCGGAGACAAGCCCTTTACCCCTATCGCTGTTCTGAAACCAAAGCGTTCCGGATAGAAGCGAGCCTCCATTGATGTTCGTACCTTTATATGGATGGAAATGGGCGGCTATATCATGGGCGCGATCCCTTGACAGCTCATCAAAAAGCACGGGATATTGCCTTACAATGCCATCAGCATCGATAAAAACAATGTCCTTATCAGGGAACATATTGAACGCCTCTAGGATAACTCTGCTTTTATGATCAAGGTTCTTTCGCCATGATCCTTCAGGCTCACAAGGAAAGAGGTGATATTCAAGATTCAGGGCCTTCAATGAAGCCTCAAGCTTCTTAACTTCTTTCTCATAGCCCGTGTTTGCGGTATAGAAGGAAACGACAAGCCAGTTCACTCTATACCCCCATGTGTCCGCCTCTCGATATCCTCGCCATCGAACCTCACCTCGTATATCTCCAGGCACTCGACATTTGTTATGGCCCAGAATCTATGGAAAACGCCTGGAGGAATCGTGGTCATGTCACCAGGCTTAATTATCGTCTCGTCCTTGTTGTCGCCATGCCATATCTGGATTGCCAATCTGCCAGATATGACAAAGAATTGATTAGACTTCTTGATATGCCTATGTTCGGAGCAGTAGCCACCCGCTTTGATTTTCAGGTAGTTCACAGAAACTGTGCCATTGTTAAAAAGCTCCTGAGTTTCGCCCCAAACTTTACCCGATTTTGCCATTTCCAAGCACCTCATCTATCGTCTTAAACGGGAAGCATCTTAACCCTGACTGCGGGTTGAGATTAACCACCCTGAATTTTGTCCTTACTATTAATCGACTCAGTTTATGAAAATCCGGAATGAATGATGCGAATGTACTTTTAGGCATTGCATTGGGATAACCAGAATGATAATGAGTCTTCCCGCCGCTCACCTTGCAATCGTACCCAAGTAAATAGATTGGATTTGCACCTAAGCACATTGCAATTCCTATTGCACCTATCCCTGAATTATTGCCGTGATACAATCCTTTGGCTATGGAGTTAGACAACCCTTTCCGGCCAAGTGATCGCACACTATAAACGTCATCGAGCTTCCGGCCAACGAGATTCAGGTACACCTTATAGCCTTCAAATTCTTCCCACTTCTGTTTTACGTCCTGGCCAAGCCTTCCTCGTGTCACAAGCCCATAGAACGTATTAGAGCTTGCATCCATGAAAAAACAGATATCAGCGAAATGCGCATGTTCAAAAGCTCTGTTTATTGCTATGACTCGCCCTTGCCCCCGCAGGCGCGAGAAGTCGAATCCCTCAAGGCTTGGACCACCACCGATAATAAAGCATCGCTCGCCTCTCCATGCGCCATCTTCCATGACCTCGGCAAACGGTCTATGCGGCTTGACTTTCCTTTTCTGCTCCATCCTGCGTTCTTCGAGCATCTTAGTTCTGTCCCGCACAATCCTGCCTACATTCTTATCCTGTGTTGTCAGCATCATTTTTATCAGCTTGTCGTTTCCGTGATAATACAAAGCAGAGAGGGGGCTAATCACCTCTCCATCAGCCCCCATCTGCGTCATCTTCAGTCAGTTTCCTCTGGAGCGCTAGGCACGCCTAATCCCGTTGTGGGAGAGGTCGGGCAGCTTCCGCTTGTAGCCGTGAACTCGATGCACTCGATCTGGTCAAGATCACCCATGCATCCACCGTATCTCATCCAGCCAGCGACCGTATCCGTGTAGCTCAGGATGTCGAAAGAATCATAGAGTGTGAGATCCATACGATAGCCAGCAAGGATTTTCCGCTTGGGTAGAATCACCATGATCCGATTGTGATTTGTGAGCATCATGGAGGGGATAACTTGATAGTTGTAGTTGATTACCAGCGGGGATTCGCCAAAAGCCTGGGTACGAATACCTAAGGCCTGTCTTACTCTTCCGACCAACCTAAGAGGAACTAGAACTGCGAACTGAGTCGTTGACGGACTCAGGTTGTATCCTTTCCCGGCAACGTTTTCGAGAATAGATGTCGCAGCAAAGTTGATCGACTCAGCGATAGACCGGCCATCAGCGGAGCAGTCATCACAATCAGCAGGAACGGTAGAGCAGCAGGTCTTCTCATCAGCAGCAGCCTCAAGCAGACCGTAGAATACGGATGCTCTGTGACCATATGCTTTGCCTCGGAATTCAGCGGCGTTCTGCTCGGCAAGCCAGTATTCCTGATCGTCAAAAAGGCTCCGGTGCCAACCAAGCGCTCCGGCATAGAAGCTGAAATAACAGCGTTCCTTTTCTCCGGCCATCTGGTAGACTTTCGCCTTTTCGCCAACCTTGACTTCCCTGAAAACCAATCCACCCGCAATGTCCATCACATCAAATCCGGATGCTTTTGATCCCTCGAAGTTCAACACATCGAATATCTGCTCGTAACCGTTGTCGTACTCAGGCATAACGTGATACTTTCGCACCACATCAATGGCCTTTTCATTCACGGGGAAATTAGAGGGGATGCCGAACATCTGCACGAGGCCTTCCTGGAATTCCCTGTGTTTCTTGACAAAGGCCTCGATCTTAGAGAATCTGGAGGGAAGGAATTTGTTTGGCATTGACACATAGACCTGTAAGGCTCCGGAGAGCTGCTTTCGCTGCTCTTTGTCCTCAATATCAAACTTGGTCCAATCGAGATTAAATAGTTTGCTTCTCATCTTTCATCCCTCCTTATAAAGCCGCTTCGACTTCGGCACGATCGCCTTTGAGGTCGATTTCAACATAGAGCTCATCAGCATCAGCAGGTTCCGTTGCTATTCCGATCCAGTAATAACCGGAGTCATAGTCTGGAGTGACCAACCTGGTCGTGGGGTCCCAATAAACGCGGCGTCCGGGCAGGAAGATATCGGTCGATTCAGTCATTTTTGGTACGAGAATCTTCTCGCAATGATAGATACCGACAGCCTCCGCATCGTAGTCCGCAGACTCAATCACCGCTAAGACGCTATCCTCCACGAGATAGAGGAAAGAGACGCGAGCGCCAAGGACATCATCCTTGGCAGCAGCGAGAATTCCCACCAGCCCGGCTGATACGTCAACGGTGAATTTAAAAGATCGCCAATCTCCGCCTGGTACGGCGGTTCTTATAGCCAATTTTTCACCTCTTTAAAATAAAGTTTGTGGTTAGAGACAGAGGTGGGGTAAAATGAAACGGGCCTTAGAATACCCGAGAGCATGTCCACACTTGCCTCCATTCTGGGTCCAGGGAGGGCGTTACAGCGCCTTCCCGCCTCCCTATTTAATGTTTTCTACTTTTGACTATGATCCGTCCTTCAATCCGCATCGACTTTAATCATGGGATTCTGAGCGGGGTCGAGATACTTGTCATCGCCCCCGGTTTCCTTGTGATTTTCCGGGCCTGTCCCGCCGTCTTTCTTTGGGGGATTACCATTATCCGTCTTGGTAACAACCCCTAGGGCTTCCGCGTCTTTCTGGTAGTCGTCCAATCCACTATCCAGCCAGGTGTTAAATTCATTCTTGATGTTCTCCGGGTCTTGCGGGGTGAATTTTCCGAGTCTGATTTTCAGATAATCTTCCTGCTTCTTGTCAAGGTTCCGTTCTTTTTTCTGGGTCTCGAACAAATCTCCGGCCTTTGATTTGGCCGTTTCAATCTTCAGGGTTTTGATAGTGCCATCATGTTCCGTGATTTTTGTTTCAGCATCTTTCAGCTTTTGAGCAAGATCGGCCCTCTCCTGTGTCAGCGTCTCGAATTTGCGGATATCATAGCCTCGAGCGTTTGAAATTTTCTCCTTCATCTGTTCAGAAATGAAGGGGTCGGTAAATATGGCCTCCGGCTCAAATAAGTCGGTAGGCTTGAACTTACCCTCCTGGATTCCTTGTTTTAATTCTGCCAGGGTCATGTTGTTTTCTCCTTCGAAAAGGGTTATTTTGTTTTTCTTCTCGGCAAATGCCTGGAGCTGTCCAAGGAGGGTAGCCCCCGGGAAACCAGGTGTCTCCACCTGAGAGTTGCCCAAAGCAATGCCGGATATCTCGTTCACATCAGCCACATATAGACTGTCTTTACTATCCCCGCGTAGATCAATATCAGCCTCTATGCTCGCCACATCGAGCGGCAAGTTTCGGAAATCGGGATAGATATAACAGGCTACGACCGATGATATGCGGTCCTTTATATTCAACAGCTTTTTCCCCACTACTTCGCCTATGGGGATACGGCCAGAAGTATCATTCGTATTTGCAGCATGGCCATGAAATAGCTGAAGCCCTGTAGTGAGCTTATTAAAGAGCTTTACTATCGCATCACCAAACCAGCGCTTGACGATATTACCAACACCTATGAGGTTGCCGCGAGCCTCTCCTTCATGGCCCACGACAAAAGCCTTGATCATGGGTGACTTATCGGTAAGCTTAATCTGAGCGATCTTATCAGCCCCGACCATAGCCGCTATTTCAGACTCGGCCATCATGTGAAGTTGAGCGCGTATTTTCATGATTTCTTCTTTCGCCCCCTTTTCTTTGCCGTGGGCTTTTTGGCAGCCTTGAGCTTCGCGCTGGCAGCCTTAACCTTTTCCATTTTGGCCTTATATTGCATATCCTCCAGGTCGGAAGTCTGAATGAATGTCTTTTTGGGCTTCTTTTTGTCAAGGATGCGGATGTCTGTAAAATTATGGGGAAGTCTCCTGGCCGGCCTGTTGTTGACTTTATCCTGGGAAGTCGTGAGCACGTTGCGCGGGATATGGGATATTATGTTGCCTGTCGGCTCACCCTTGTCGTCCTTTTCCACCTCGAGGTATTTATCATCTCTGTGGTTTTCCTTTGGCTTGATATTATTAGTGGTTAGCATAATTCCTCCGAAATATTTATTGCTACAATTTTGCAAAAATCAGGTTTTATTCCCAGGCTTTCCCCAGTGTGCTGTTCGTACAAAATGCAAAAAAAACTTACATCATCTGCTACCCGTAAAAAACACTCATCACAATTTATCGGTTTATATTCCGTTGTTTTTATTGTACTCATTATTTCCTCCATCCTAGTCGCCTTACCAGGCTCCAGATGTCATGCAGATAATTGGCTATCCTGTGAATCGACCATCAAAAATGACATCTATCCTAAGTGTTTTTTTATTTGGCTTGTAAATTTTCAGAAAATCACACTTGGCCTTCTTTTTTAAGAAACTCATCTCTTCTTCCTCTTCCTTGTCTTTTTCACAGGCTTAGGCTTACTCGCCTCAACCCTATCCTTGTAATTGGCCGTGGTGAGCATATCGCCCTTAACTTTCCTTGTTTCGCGCTTGTTGACGTTTTGGAAAGCCGCTAGATCGGGATTGAATTGTTTTGGCTTCACCATCTTTGACCTTCTCTGCTGATCCGCAGGTTTGCTCGGGTCGATTTCAGAGACGAGATAATTGTCTCCTCTTGTTACGACAATCTCTCCCTTTTTGGGGGGGATATCGTTTGTATTGAGTTTAATTTTGTTAGTTGTTAACATTAGTTCTCCTTGCTGTAATCAATAATCATGGGCTTATGTGTCAATCGATCTTGAATGGCAATCATAAAAAGGTTATCTCTCCCGCCGATGGCATATTCCAGTATTCTTATGTTGTATTCGGACAACTCTAAATTTAACTTAATGTATTTTTCAATTAGCCCTTTGACCTGTTTTAATTGAATCCGCTTCTCGATTGGAATTTTACCTATGCGATTAAAGGCCATTATTTCCTCCATCCCAGCCGTCTTGCCAGGCTCCAGGTGTCATGCACATAATTAGCTAACCGATGCACCGCAAAAGGAGCTAAAATCAGCCACAATCCGAAATAGGCCAACGCAAACACAATCGCTCCAACCCATACGCTCATGCACCAGGGACAGGTTACAAGCTCATCGAGAAGCGTGTGCTTCTTGCCAATCCAGACTCGGGCATTGTCGAATAAGGCAGACTCGGCAAGGATCTCCACTATCGCCTCAACCGCTATGATGGCTATGAGATATTTCATGGATTATCCTCTCTTAAATATGTCATTGCCCCCAAGTCTTTTAGGGTTTTCACAAATTTATTCTTTTCCTCTTTCGTTAAAAACCGAATCGTCTCGGTACACTCGCCACAATTCACGGCTCCAGTCCAAGCACAAATATGAAGGGCATCTTTAGCATGACACTTCGGACAGATTTTATCTTTAAGGATACTCATTTCATCCTCACCCTATACCCGCACTTCTTGCACCGTCTGATGCTCTTGTACCCTTTCCGCCGATCGCCACAGCAGGCATTCCTTACCTCCAGTACCCTTGCCTTGCATTTCGGGCATGGCACGTTGATAAGCCTTGCCGTGTGCCTTATAGCCGTACCGATTATCATTTCTCCTCATTGCCACCGCCCATAGCAGCTTGAGCCTTCACATATTCCAAGTCCTGTTTGGCTCGCTCTGCATCCTTCGCCTCTTTCACCACACGCCTATCGGCCTCAGCGTCCATGTCAACGCCTGGTATCTGAGAGGCCGTATGCTCCTTGCTGATAATGCCGCCAAGAGAAGCGGGGATAAGCACGTTCTGTATATGATCCCAATGCTCCTGGCTGATAAGCGGAATATCAACGGATATCTTCTCGGGATCAAGCCTCGTGGACTTCTGCCCGTACGCCTTCTCGTTGAACATCGCCATCGCTTTATTAATCAGCTCCTCATATGCGCCTATCCAGATTTGACGCTCCTTCGATGTGACGGCCATGATAAGCTCGCGGGTGTTATCACCTGTGGCGCGGTTCTTGAGCAGGTCGAGCAAGCCCAGGTAATGAATCGGTATGCCCGTCGTGCCGGATATCACCTTCACGCAAAGCTCGATCTCCTTGATAAGCATTTCCACGCCTGCGATATCCGGCCCTTTCATCTCGAATGTTCCGGTGTGAGCAAAAGCCTTGCCTATCTTCCAATTCGTGTCTTTAATTAACGCGAGAAGAGGCTCGACCTGGTCTTTCGTCTCAACCTGAAAATCAGGCGTAGGAGAGGCAAACAGGTGGTTAATCTTCCGCAAGTCCCATAATGCCTTATCCAACCTATCTATCTGAGTGAGGCATTTCATAATCTTGGGCTGTGCCTCATTCGGCTTATTCAGGCGTCCCCCGAATTTCTTGTAAACAAACTCGGATGCATTAAGCGATCCGGCCGGAGTTGTCCCTATTGCCTTCCAGATAAGCTTTTGATAATCAAGGTAATCCTCTGGGTTTGCCTCTACCTCATATCCCTTAGAACTCCATGAGATATATCGCGCAGACACCATTCCAGGCCAATCTTTATACTTCGTCTTATCATAGAAAAGCTTAATGGCAATCTTTCCCTCGATCTCCGCCTCTTTCGCCATCTCCTGGGCCATCTCCTCGTCAAGGTCGTTGTAATCAAGGAAATCCTCGGCCCATTTAAGCTCTGCCTCCGCTTCTTTCCGCGTATCGGTCTCATATCCCACCTGGATACCCTCACCGAGGATAAAGGCCGCTCTCAGGTCTATAATCGGCCCCGTCTGGGTAACACCCCAATCGGCCGTGCAGTTGTATTTATCGCTTATCGCTTTTACGGCAGAGTTATATGAGGCATAATCATTCCCCTTATAACTTGTCTGTGTTTCCGTAAGGCTAAGGATATCTTTAACGAGCGCCTCTTGAACCTCCTTATATTTCGCAACCTGGCCCTCAAGTAAGGATGTCTGCTTTCTCATCTCCTGAACCATTGCAGGTTTCGCGAATATATCTTTTATGTTCATCATATCCTCACTTAATCTGGATACACGGAATGGGGGATAAGGCCCATCGCCGCCCCCGCTTGTTTCATGTGGGTATAAATGCCGTACCGAATAGCGCTCATAGTGTGGTCATTGACCCTAACCGGCTCGGGAATCTCTGCGCCTGTTTTGTCTAATTTCCAGCAATACGAGTTATACTCCCGCTTGATGCTGGGTGACGGTTTGATAATATGGATTTTGCGGCTTTTCAGATAATCTATCCCTGCCTTTACGCTGTCGGGCCCTTTGAGAGACGGCTTGACATTCAACCCCTCATTTATAAGCTCGTCAATTGATTTCGGCTCTGCAGAATCGAAATAGCACTCGTCATATTTCTCAATACCACAATCTTTCATCTCTCGAGCCAAAGCCTGATTGGTAAGCCCCTTTTTGTATATAAGCTCCTGCACCCAGAACTCGTCAGCCTTTCGGAATATCCGAACAACTGCGGCAGGATCCACAGAGTACCCAAAATCACCGCCGTAGAATATCTCATCGGGATTAAAGCCGTTTGAAGGAAGCTCAACCTCATCCCATCTGAATATCTGGCCGGCAAACATCTCGAACGATGCCTCGTATTCCTGCCGGAACGACTGCTCATCAAGGTCTCGCCTTGCCTGCTCAATCTCAGCAAGCGGGATTGTACCGGCCTCAGAGGTCTTGATGTGAAATGTCTTCCACTTTTCCGGCTGCTCATTTTCCATCTGGCAGAGATTGTAAAAATAGTTATACCCCTTTGGCGTGCCGATAAAGATTACGGGGGCTTGATGATCAGACGTGGCCGGACGCAAGACCTTGAGCCATACGTCGCGGTGCATGAGCGCAATCTCATCTATACCGAGAAAACCGAGCCCGCGCCCACGGAGGGAGTCTTGATTATCAGCCCCCTTGAGATGGATAGATGCGCCATTCAGGAAATCGATCCTTAGTTCTGTCTCGTAATATCGGTTTACAAGGCCAGCTCGGTAAAGATCGCTGGTAAAATCCTTGAGTAACGACCACGCAATATCTTTAGCCATGCCATAGGTGGGAGCCACATACCAGCAGGGGAGACCGGCGGCATAGGTGAGCGCCGCCTGAATCTCAAGATCGCAAAGCAGGTGAGTCTTGCCAGATCGTCTACCAGCGGGGATAGACTTGAAGCGGTGAGTATCAGACTTCACCCTCTGCTGCCAGGGGAGCAACTCATAGGGGAGCCTGACTATCTCCTGTCTCACAACTTCAACTGGCATTATTTATCCTTTGCGTCCTTGTCGTAAATCACCGTAAACTCTATCTTCTGGCTTCCGGTAAAATCGACATTTGCAGGTAACATTTTCGTTATCCAGCCATAAAACACGGCCTTGTTGCGCTCGCTTTTCTTCGCCCAGGCCAAAAGCTCTTCCTCTCCACCCATCTTCTCGAATACGCCAAGAAAGGTGTCCTTGAGCGATGTAAATTTATTCTTGCTTCCTTTTGGGCGACCAGGCCCGGCCCCTTCAATAGAGCGGTAGCCCCCGTTTTGTTTTTTTGTTGTTTTTCTAACAACTTTAGCCATTGTTCTCTATTGTTACCCTCACCGTAGCATCTGCCCGATGAAGTCGATTAATCATATCTATCGTTTCATCGTTTGAGGCTTCAAATTCCAATGTCAGCCTTGCATGCTTATCGCCGGAAACGAGACTTTTGATGGCGTTCTGTTTTATCAAGGCCTCAAATGTTACGCTCATTTCTCAGCCAGAATTAACGTCACGTTCTTCCCTTCGGCATATATACATTTCAGGTTGGCCATGTTCTTGTCATCGGATGTATAAAGGTCGATGGTCACCCGAGCCTTAGCTTTCGAGCCAAAGCCAGTAATAGGGCCAGATGTCTCAACATCCTTTATCTGCGTTTCAAGAAACATGGCTTTCATTTGTTGCTCATCCAAACGCCTTAACCAAAAAATTTATAAGTCCCGTCACGTCCCACCCATCAGGCTTGAGTAAATTCACCGCCTGGAGGACAAGTAACACCCATAAGAATTTCCAGATATGGGGCATATCATTTCTCGCAATCGTTTTCAGCAAGGTAAACATGCACTCTCGTTGCTCCTTGGCCGTCTTTGCCCTTTCGTACTGCTCAATTGTCGCTTCATGTTTTGCCCTACCGTTCACTTCGCTACTCCTTCTCTTCGAACTTCTGTATCTTGAGCTTGAGGACGACATTCTCGGCTATGAGCTTGAAGTAGTTGTGGACGAATCCAGGCTTCACCTCATAATTGCCATTGTCCAATCGGGCAACAACCATGTTGTCAACATCAATCGGATAAATTATGGGCTCTGGGTGCTTACAGGAAGTTGAGATACTTAGCCATAAGCTGGTTAATAGTATCAACATCGCCTTCAGCCAAAGCCTTGAGAAACGCTTGTTCATCCTCTTTCCATTCCTTCAAGAATTGCTCCGTAGCGTCCTTTTTTAATATTTTCATCAGCTCTAAAAAAGCTTTTAGAACTAGGTTTGCGTCTATCACTTCAATCGCGCTTCCCACGCTTTGAAGGCATCTCTAGCCTGTTTATCAGTTGGATAAAGGGTAATATACGCTCTAATTCTCTTGACGTGTCCTTTTTCCCGCTTTTGCGCGGTTTTATATCTGGCGTACTTGTCTTTGCCAATGTTTTTACTCTTTCCCATCTCAATAATCTTCCTCTATGGGAACATAGAACGGCACAAACTCAAATTCTGTTTTTGAAACTCCGTTTCTGCGCTCCCTGTTGTTTATTGTGACGGTTATGATAAAGCCTCCATTCTCTGCAGGCCACCCATTGCGCCTGGCATAAGGTGTTTGCGCCTGGAATGATGGAAGCATAAACCCTGTGACATTCCGATATTCAAGAAGTATGCAAGATGTATGATAATGACCGAGGATATAGATATCCGGCTTAGAGTCCGGCGACATCTTCTCGATATTCTTTTGCATCTTATAACTGACGGCATAAGCCTGTCCGCCACCCCCATGCTGAATATACATATTCAATTTCGGGATTTGTGGATATGCACCATAGACCCCCAAATAATCAATGTCTTCTCTTTGGGCGGCTATATCTTTTACGATGCTTGATCCGGCCTTTTTCTTAAATGAATAATCATGATTGCCAGCGATGACATATGTTTTCCCCCCATTATCCATTCTGGGATAATTCTCAATGGTATAATCACGCTGAGCATCAATGCCATGTATAAATATCTCAAATTCATGCCCATTATAAACGTCTATTCCATCCACCAGATCCCCGGCATGAAAAACGACTTTTATGCCCAAGTCTTGAATATATCGATAAAAATAATGGAGATGAGTAAGCTGTTGAAACTTAGATCCTAGGTGTGTGCAGCTTATAACGGCAAACCGGATTTTTTCCCCCTCAAACAGACTCGAGTCTATTTTTGTTCTTCTGTCTGTTTCCTCGGGACTTATTTT